CGCATAGATTTCAGAAAATTTCAGCTTAGGCCCATTTTAGCAACTAAGTGACCTTGACACACCAACCCCCATCCCCTATTATCTACACATGACATACGGACGCCTGAATGATCCAAGCATACCTGCCATCGGCATGGTCAATATACCTGCGCTACACGCCCATATCACAGGCAGCACCAACATAACCAAGGCAAAGAAAGCCACGCAGCCATGTGAAGCACTTGTGTCTAACCATAAATTCACAGTATATGGTGCCGTTGAGATACAAGGCACCATAACCGCCTCGCGGGCCTGCCAACCCACCCACGGCCCATACAACAACGTATTAAGTTCCGAGGACGAGTACCAGCAAGCTGACGATGAGCAGAGGGTGCAAGGCTACATCAATCACTTTCAGGATGACGGCCAGCCACGCATGCCCCGACACCGCCCTTGCTGTGATTGAGGCGTTGGAAGCGGAGCATGAGGCGAATGGTTCTTTGCTGTGACTGCTGTTGATACAACTGGAAACGAAAGCGAATTTTCTAATTCCGGCAGCAAGGAAATACCATGACTGATGAACTAACAAAAGCCCTGCAAGCAATGGACGCACAAGCGGATGAGGTGCGTGGGTGGTGTACGCACATTCCGCTTTTAACTCTAATCGCCCAGCGTGATGCGTTACGTGGGTTGGCTGAGTTTGCAGGGCATAAGTTTGAATGTGCAGCCTCACGTAATCATTTGGATTGTTACAAAAATCATGCGCCACATCCATGCACCTGCGGATTCGACAAAGCTGAATATGCCCTTAAGAGCAGATTAACTGACTTAGTACGCCTTCAAGAGCAGTCAGGAAACGAGGGAGACAAATGACCGCCCTAACCGACAAGCTAAAGGCTGACGTTGCTGGTGCGCGGGAGCGGCATTACCACGTAACAAAGCATGGATACAATATAAGTGAGCCATTAACCATAAATTCAGAGCCTATAGAAGCACATTGTGATCGCGCTGACCTGCTCGCCACCCTCGATACCGCCCTTGATGTGATTGAAGCGCAAGAGGAGTTGGTTGAAGCCTCACAAGGTATTCGCAAAGCACTACATCAGTGGTTAATGGATCACTCAGATAGATGCCGTATATGCACTGACAAATCCACACAAGCTATTAAGGCCGCATCTAACGCAGCAATGAGGCTTAATCATGTTATTACCGCAGCACTTGGAGATAAGGGATGACTGATAGAAAAACCTATGAAAAGGATTTGCAGCGTAGACGCGATGCGTTACTTAAACAGCAGGATGCAAATTGGCAACCTTGCTTACACGATGCTTGTCAGGAGTGTGCCGGTACGGGGCGCAAGGCGAATGGTAGTGCGTGTATCCACGGTATCAGCTGTCCTTGCCCCAAGTGTTCGCCAATGAGTATGTCGCCACCCTAGACACCGCGAGATAGCCGCGTGGCTACGCATCCAGAAAAAAGCAAACCACTATATTAAAAACCTGAGTACAGACGATTTGATAATATTGCTCAGGGAGGGCAAATAGCATGAAATCATTCACATTAGGTACCCAACTACAGGACATTGTGTCAGGTGTTAAAGGCATTGCCACTGCTAGGACAGAGTTTCTTAATGGCTGCATCCAGTACACCATTTCACCACGAGCATCTAAGCCAACCTCACCTGAGATACCTGAATCATATTTAATCGACGCTGACCAACTTAAAGAGGTTGGTGTTGGTATTATAAAAAAGAAACAAGCCACCAGCCGAGTTACAGGTGGACCAACTACCAGCCAACAAGCTAAACGGGGAACAAGATGAATGAGATATACACGTATTTATGGCTGGGTTTTGGTGCCCTGTTCATAATTATTGAAGGTGCAGCTCTGATGAATAAGAAGCCGGGTGGCACACTCAGCGAACATGTGTGGCATTGGGTTGGGACACGAGAACGCACAGCCGGTTGGAAAGCACGGCGCGGGGCACTCGCAATTTTCCTGATAGCACTAGCAGTACACTTGCTGGATATTCTATGAGAATTTTAATCCTGCTGCTGTTAACTACCACTGCCTACGCACAAGATGTAGTGCTGAGTGATTTCCAAACTAAGATTGGCAACTGCATCTACGAGATAGGGCAGAAGTCACAGGAAGAAGCTGACTGGGTGTGCGTTACATTTTCACCCACCAGTGTTGGTGACCACCCGTGGTTATGGGATGCAGCTGTTGGGTGCCAACTTGCACGCGGTGCAGATAAGCATGCGCTGTGGGGCAACCATATTGTGCTGTGGCCGGTGTCGTGTGATACACCTCCCACCGAGCTAGCATGGGCTGCTCCCACACAAAATGAAGATGGGTCACCACTAACTGACCTTGCTGGGTACAACGTGTACTGCGCTGACCAGACATGGGAGCTTGGTCCATTGACTACTAGCTGGCAGTTTGATCCGGCATTGTCTGGTGAGTTCACTTGTCATGTAACAGCATTTGATGAAGTACCCAATGAGTCTGCAAATTCAGGCACTGTTACAGTGTCACTGCCGTAAGGAGGAGGAAGAAGATGGCACGAGCTAAAACACCCGGACTGAAGAAGTTCAATATCTATTTGCCAATACCAGTGATGGGTGCACTGGACCACTTGGCTAAGCTACGTAATGCCACGCGGGCTGAACTTGTGCGTGATGCTCTGCGGGAATATGCTAAGGCTGAGTTACTTAAAGAACGTGACACCCCTGAGTTTGGGGAGTTGATTGGTTCTACACCCATACCAGAGGGGACAGCTAAGGCACCTGTTGAGTTGCCACCACTGCGCAAACCAGAAGTGCAAATGACAATGCAGCTAGGTGATGTGGACCCAAATGCATCAGAGCCAAACGAGTTCCCAACCGAGAAAGCAAATGCCAAACCAAGACCAATGCCCAACGGCCCCATCCGAATCAGTTAAGCCACAGCCGCTTAGCAGCACGGACGCGCAGCTCGCAATGGAGCTGGTTGCTAATTTACGTGACCGCAAAACTGTGGCGCAAGCATATGGGTATTCTGTACCTGAGCTGAAGAAAAAATTAAAAGACCCGCTGTTTAAGCGGATACTTAAAGAGTGCCACCAACTGTGGACTTCAGATGCTAATACCAAAGACAGGGTGCGCCAGAAGGCAGGGTTCCTAGTGGAAGATTCATTGCTCGATGTGTTCAAGCTGATTAAAAACCCTGAGGTTGGGCCACGCGAGAAGAACGAGATATTCAAGTCTCTGACCCGTGTAGCGTCAATGGACGCGCCTGATAAGGAGCTTTCGCAAGCAGAGGGCTTTCGGGTTATCATCAACATGGGGAATCCCCCAGAACGGGAGGTTCCAAAAACCAGCAATTTAATTATTGACGGAGAGGCACAATGAGTTTCATAAGCAAATGGTTAGGTGGGGACAAGAATAAACGCATGGCTAAATCACCTGCTGATAGCATGCAGGCAACACACAAAGGCCAGCAATCATTTCCGGGGCCACGCCAAGCATCAGCTAAGTATGGTGAGTCAATGGCAGGTGCTACTGACTACAACACGCGTAAGAAGGAAGACAAAATTGCACGGTCAATGTCGAAGGAAGATGCCAAGAAGTACTACGAAAGTGAACGGCAGAAGCGCATTGCTAAAACAGCTAGCACACAGAAGAAAGTAAAACAGAACAAAGCAAAGTCTGATTACAAAGAGGCACCCCTTGGAGGTAAGCAGACCAAAGACGGGTTCTATCCAGCGTACAAAAAGAAATCAAAAACTGCTGGTAGTTTCCGCAAGGCATTTGCCGCTGCTCGCAAAGCGGGCAAGACAGAGTTCACATGGAAAAATCGGAAGTACAATACTAAAGTTAAGTAATGTAGACGGATGTGGGCAAGCAAACTATGCATGAGCTAAAAAGGAGTGGCTACTATGCTGGCATGTCAGGGCAATCTGCTTTCGGCACGTCAATAGCTGGCGCGATGCAATCAACGCAATGGATTACTAGTAGTACCACTGGTGGTGACATAAAAATTAGTTTTCCATTCAGTATGCGCATAACTACGTGAAGGAACTTAACTTCACACCCGAACCTACGTGCCTTAGGTTCATGCAGTCCGAAGCACCTTTCAGATTTCTGGTTGGTGCTATCGGCTCTGCTAAAACTACCACCTGCGTATACGAGATACTTAAACGTGCCTCGGAGCAGGAACCAGCGGAGGATGGGATACGCTACACGCGGTTTGCCATAGTTCGTAATACCTTGCAGGCCATAAAGAACACTGTACTTAAAGATATGCAGTTGATCTTTGCAGGCATAATTGATTGGCGAGTGTCCGAGAGCACTATCTACATCAAGCAAGGGGACATCAACTGTGAAATATTATTGATACCGCTGGAACACGAAGAAGATCAGAAGCGCCTGTTATCATCACAGCTAACAGGCGTTTTCTTTAATGAGTTTGTAGAGATAAAACCTGAATTTGTTACAGGTGCCTTTAGTCGCTGTGGGCGTTACCCCTCCCAATCACGTGGGCTGCCCACTTGGAAGGGGATTTTTTGTGACTCTAACCCCGGCACCGAGGATTCACCATGGTTTGCTAAACTCAAACTAGAATTACCCGACAGATGGGAATACTTTGAACAGCCGGTTCCAATGTTCAAGGAAGAAGATGGCACTGTTGTTGAAAACCCTGAAGCTGAAAACATATACCACCTTGGTAAACTCATGGGGGAGGGCAAAACGGGCTATGATTATTACTACAATTCACTTGCTGGAGCTGATCCTGCATGGGCTGATCGTTACGTGTTTGGTAATTGGGGTGCTAGTCTTTCTGGCGAAGCAGTTTTCAAGTCCACTTTTAATCCGGGTTTCCACGTTGCTAAAGGAAGGTTGTCGCCATCACCGGGATACCCACTAATCATCGGGATGGATTTCGCACGGCACCCAGCTGCTATCATTCAGCAGATAAATCACACTGGTCGCATGCTGTGTTTGCAAGAAGTGTTCAAAGCTAACTGCGGTGTAGAGAAATTTGTGCGTGAATACCTCATGCCAGTGCTTTATCAAGAAAGATTTGCAGGACTATCTACATATATCAGCGGTGACCCCAGTGGTATTAGTAAATCGCAGATTGGTGAGGAGTCAGTGTTCCATATGTTGGAGCGATTGGGCTTTATTGCTGTGCCAGCGTTCAGTAACCACATTGATCCGCGCCTGCGCTCGGTAGATAGCTGGTTATTGCAGCAACGAGATGGTGAATCCGCAATTATTTACGATCCTGAAGGCTGCCCCACGCTAATTAGCGCGATGAAGGGCAAGTATCGCTACAAAAAGAATAAAGATGGTGAGCTTGAAGCCAAACCAGACAAAAAACGCCCATGGGCTGACCTCGCGGACGCGCACCAGTACGGATGCATGGGCGCTAACAAGAATGTGATGGGTAGAGTGATGCACCGGCTGCGAACCAAAGAGAAACGTCCACGGAAACGTATGCCTGTTGGTGCTTGGACATAAAAAAAGCCCCGAAACTCAAGGAGGCGAGAGCCGGGGCTTTAGGATGTGTGATCTTAGGGAGTAAAGACCACGAGCGAGTGATAGTATACTCGGCACAACCTATGGTTATCAAGGATTAGCGCCATGCAGCGTATCAGAGGCAGTAGTTTCCCAGCAGCTCGCACAGTAGCCGACTTACGGCTATGGACTGAGCATGAAAACAAAGACTTAGCTTGGCTTTCTACTGGAAGCAAACCAATCCTGTATTGGTATGACAGTGCTAATGCCACCACAGATGATGGTGACAATTACATAACACCTGATGACGTAGCAGGCAATGGCCGCTGGGTAAAAGAAGATACAGTTACTCTTGAGGTTGCTGATGGCGGCACTGGTGCCACTACGCTAGCAACTGCACCACTGATTGGTGATGGTACTAACCCTATAACATCGCTTGGTGTAATGGCTAATGGTGAATTTTTAGTTGGTGACGGGAATGGTGCGCCTGTATATGAATCCGACGCAGTAGTGCGAGCCTCGTTAGGGCTAGGTATTGCTGATGATGTAACTTTCAATTCACTTGTTATAGCTGACAACTTAGTGACCGGGGTGCAGACTATGTCGGGCACTGGTAGCACTTTGGAGCTACCAACTGCTGGTGCATTACTAAAATTAGGCCACGCATCTGACACACTCATTGGTCGCACAAGCGCAGGGCAGCTTAATGTGTCAGGCAATGAAATTTACGCACAGGGTGGTACGACTGTCGCAGTGGCTGATGGTGGCACCGGAGAGACAACCAAGCAGGCTGCTATTGACTCACTAACAGGCCTGTTACCTGCTACAACAGTAGGCCATGTCTTAACTAAATCAGCAGCAGGCAATGCAGAATGGGAACAAGCACCGGGAGCACAAGGTGGTGAGGCAAACCACGGTGTTAATTTACCAGCAAACGGGGAAGGTATTTTTGCTGGCATGGATGTCAACGATGATCTTACATTCAGAAATGTAAGTGCAGGTTTAGGTATTTCAGTTTCAACTGTGAATGATGACGTTTTTATATCCACTGGTGCGCAACTTAACCAAGGGGAGGCTTTGGCTGGTAGTGGTGAACGTGTGTACACTGGGATGAACTCCACCACTAATGCTCTAAAGTTTAGAACTATAACCGCAAGCACAAATATGGGTTTGTCAGCTGATACAAATAATGTGTACGTATGGACATCAGCTGAGCCAAACACAATAGAATCTGCTAGCTCCCTTGGAGGCGCAGGCATATACAAAACCCTAACAACAAAGAACCTTGAGTTCCGGGGCATTACTGGTACAGGTGGGATAGCAGTATCTGAAGAAACTAATGATGTAGAAATAAGTTTAGCTAACCCTGAGATACTATCTGTTTTGGCTGCTGATAGTTCAAAGACTTCTGTTACGTTAAGTGCGTATGAAACGGACCTAACTACAACACTGGCAGTGGGGGTGTGGAAAGTAGATGGACTATTGACTGTTTCTAATGCTGTAACTGGTGTAGATGCTAAAGTAGAGCGTAGCTTTACTGGTACAACAGGTGCGGTAGTGAATTGGAATGCTAATTACATACCTGTAACGGGTGGACATTACCTTACGTACGGGTGGGCTGATGGTGCCGCACTACCTTTGGACATAACTGGTGTAGCAGGCAGAGCCGCACCCCTTTATATAAGCGCAATTATGGAAGTAACAGTAGCAGGGGATGTAAGAATTAGATTTGCACAGAATACAGGTGACGCAGGCAATGCATCAATAATGAGGAAGGGCAGCTACCTCAAGTTCACTAAACTAATTTAGATTATTTGCAGGAGCTAGTAATGAGTAAAAGTTTGATAGCTAAAATATTTTCCTCAGAAGAAGGCCACTCACCATTTCGGCGTTTGGGACTACCAATTATTGCTATGGTAGTTGTATTTGCTATAGCCTATTGGTTTTCAACGTAGGCTAGCTTGTATAAGGCACCTACCACTAGTACTATTCAGGAACTCATGTCATACCTCAGGAATACCCTATGGCTCAGGGCATAGTCCAACTAGCCTCACCCTCACAGCTTGCTGAAGCTGAAGCTAAGCAGCAGCAGGATACAGAGGCTGCTGCTAAGGATGGTGAGGAGCAACCAATATCTGAACTGGTTGCTTTTATACGCGAGGAATTTCGTGAAGCACGAGACTCACGGTACACCACAGGCGTTTCCGGCAGGCTAATCAATGCATTGCGCGTATACAAGGGTGTGTATTCTCCTCAGAAACTAACTGAAGTGCAGTCTTTTGGTGGGTCAGAGGTCTATTCCAAGATAACTGCCACAAAATGCCGAGCTGCTACTGCTCTCCTTAGGGATTTGTACCTATCTTCTGATAGAGCATGGGAACTCAAACCATCCCCCATACCAACGATACCAGATGAAATAGATGGCAACATAGTAGAGCTGGTTCGCATGGAGGCTGAGTACGCATCCCAAGCAGGCGAGCAAATAACAGAAACACAGATGCGTGATAGGCTGGCCCAGCTACATAAAGCTGCACAGTTGGCCGCCCATAGGCAAGCAGATAAAGCTGCTAAAGTTTCTACCAGACAACTCAATGACATTCTTGTTGAGGGTGGGTACTACAAAGCTCTCCGAGCATTTCTTATTGACCTACCTATTTTCCCAATCGCCTGTATAAAAGGCCCAGTGGTAAAAAACTTTTCTAAGGTCAGGTGGGTAGATGGGCAGGCGCAGGTAACATACAAACCTAAGCTGTTTTGGGAACGTGTAAGCCCACTTGATTTGTACTTTACAGCGGACGCCAGTGACGTAGCACAGTCTAATGTCATGGAGCATGTACGTTACACACGCCAAGATTTATATGGCCTCATTGGTGTAGCAGGGTTTGATGAAGATGCTATTCGCGGTGTGCTTGAAGATTTTGAAAGTGGCCGTGTATCCCAGCAGTGGCGTGATTGGTTTGAGACAGAGCGGGAAAAACTTGAGGAACGTGATTTCTGGCAGACTTCTCGTGGCAAGCTGATTGATGGTGTTGAGTTTCACGGCTGTATTCCGGGCAAACTGCTTGTGCAGTTTGGTTGGGGCAAAGATAAAATTGAAGACGAAGATGCCGAGTACATGGTTGACATCTGGATCATCGATAGACATGCCATTAAGGTGCAGATCAACCCAAGTGTTGACATGCGTGCGCCTTACTACACCAGCAGTTTTGAAAAGATTCCCGGTAGTATTTTTGGGTATGGCCTACCTGACATACTGGACGATGTTCAGTCAGTAATGAACGCAACTATGCGGGCTATGGTGAACAACCTATCTATAGCATCAGGCCCACAGGTAGTTGTTAATGACAGCCGCTTAGCTAGCACAGAGGACGGCAATGAGCTGTACCCATGGAAGCGTTGGCATGTGACTGATGACCCACTCAGCAACAAGGGCCGTGAACCTATTACATTCTTTCAGCCACAAAGCAATTCACAAGAACTGTTAGGTGTGTACCAGCAGTTCAATGTTATAGCTGATGAAATATCAGCCATACCCCGCTATATGACAGGTGGTGGTAAGGTAGGCGGTGCTGGCCGTACAGCTTCCGGGCTGGCAATGCTTATGGAAAACAGCAGCAAGGTTATGCAAAACGTAGCTGCTAATGTGGATGATGATATTTTAGACCCGTCTATTAAGGCTCTGTATGAGATGACATTGCTGACTCAGAAGACACCAATCATACGTGGAGATGAAACAATACGTGTGCGTGGAGTTACAGTAGCAGTGGCCCGCGAGGCCGATAGGATGCGCAGGCTTGAGTTCCTTCAGATGACAGGCAACCCGACAGACCTTGGTATCATGGGTATTGACGGCAGAGCGGCGGTGTTGCGCGAACTAGCTGACGATCTAGGTATGGATGGTGTAGAATTAGTTCCCTCAGAGGAAGAACTTGAAATGATGAAGGCTGCTCAGGAACAGCAGCAAAGGTTGTTGGCACAGCAAGAAGGCCCGCAGGGGTCAGCTGGTCAACAGCAACCCGGAGTCAGCCCAGAACGGGCACCGGCAGAGGCAGTCCGTGAACCGTATGAAGGAGTTAGATAACTATGGGTAATAAAAGTTTTAGTTGTGGCATGCAGAAAAAGGGTGAGAACATTCGCACTCCCGCTTCTGAAGGTATTAGCCAAGTCAGTGGTGGTACTCAGGGGTACCCTGCTACCAACGGCTCTGAAAGTCTGTCTTACGACAAGTGCAGTTCTTCACAGAAACCAAAGTTTGCGTTGACTGCTGAAGCGCCACTTACCAGCAAGCCATGGCAGAGTGGCAAGTCCAATACGAATGATTACAAGGGTGGTTCACACAAGAATCACGGCGGCGAGAAAGCTGGCCCTGACATTCGTTCTGGCAAACCGGGCGCTTCTTATGTCTGAGTCATTCCCAAAATCAGGCAAAACCTCAAAGCTGACGGCTAGCAGCAAAAGCACACAGCACAAACTCGCATCTATGGATGACAAGTTTACTGGTACTGCACCTGCTGCTTCTCGTGGGCACTTGATGAATAACTATGGCAAGACACCAAAGGTTAGGTCACATGGTGGTGTAACTGGTGATGTTGATAACATCAACCGTACTGTCAGCTACAACGGAGATAAGTTCGGAACCAACAAATGAATGACCCAAAAACAATAGAGGCTGTCGCTAACTTAGTAGCAGGTGACAATACCTATTTCAATGAGTACCACAAGTATCTGGCTTCATTGAAGGCTGCAACTGTGCAGTCAATGATTAACGCACCGGCTGATGACCTACAACTTATTCAGGGGGCTTGTCGTATGATTGACAGCTTGTTGAATGACTTGGCACAGGCACCAGTTAAATCCCAGAAAATGAAACTAACAGCGGAGAACACCAGAAATGGCTCTACCTAAGCAAGCACAGGAACAGATCAAGGTCGCCCAAAAGATTGAAGCTGCAATAGTGGCTGAGCACGATACAGTTACGGGTAAGAAACAGGCTGAGATTGATGCGTTTTTGAAAGACGTTGATGGGGAAGAAGCAGCACCACTTGCTGTTGAACCACCTGCCAGTGAGGAAAACCCGCTGCTTCTTGATGGTGAGGAAGCACCAGTAGAAGGTGAGCCTACTACAAAAAAACCGCGAAAAGACTTCAAGCAGATGTACAATGTGCTGCAAGGCAAGTACGATGCTGAAGTACCGCGATTGCACAGTGACATAAAAGCACTCACAGCACAGGTTGCTGAGTTGCGAGATTCACTAACAACACCTGCTGTGAAAGAACCTAGTGCTACTACTGCTACTACGTATATCCAGCCGGAAGAATTAGAGGAGTATGGTGAAGACCTACTCAACGTAATTGGCCGCAAGGCTAAAGAAATTGTAGAGACTGAATATCGTCCGTTGATAAACAAACTCAACACGGAGATTGACAGCCTTAAAGGCGTAGTTGGCAATACAGGCCAGCGCGTTGATTTACAGGAACAGAATCAGGTATTCGCTCAGCTCGACAGAGATGTTGAAAACTGGCGTGTAACAAATGAAGCCCCAGCGTTCAAAGAATGGCTGGGCGGTGTTGACCTATTTTCAGGCAGAACACGACAAGCTATGATGCTTGAAGCATTTCATAACCGTGATATTGCATTGGTTAAGAACTTCTTCAATAGCTTCCATAAGGAAAACGCCGCTGTTAGTACAACAGGTACAGCCGGTCAGCCTATTCCGGGCAAGCCGACACTGGACTTAGAGAACTATGTTGCACCCACTGCTACGGCAGGCGGGGCACAGCAGGAAGGCGCTCCTAAGCAAAAACGTGTTTGGGCGCAGGCCGAGATTGCCAAGTTCTATTCTGATGTACAGAAAGGACACTATAAGAACCGGGATAAAGATCGTATGAAGATCGACCGGGAAATTGGCACCGCAGTTTCGGAAAACCGCGTCCGTTAATTTAGCTAACGGAGAGTTTTCTAATGAGTACTATTGCAGTTGGACCCGGTTTTCCGGGTGACGGCCAAAATTATTCTGGCAACTTTATCCCAGCCTTATGGTCTGGCAAACTTATCGAGAAGTTCTATGATGCGACCGTACTGGCCGCTATCAGTAACACGGACTATGAAGGTGAGATTACAAGCTATGGTGACAAGGTTGTTATCCGCACCAAGCCCAACATCACAATTCGTGATTACATTTCTGAGACTGACCCGCTTACAAATGAGCGACCAGTCAGTGATGCGGTTGAGCTGAACATCGACAAGGGTAAGTATTGGAGTACTGTCCTCGACGATGTTATGGAGATTCAATCGGACATTGATATGATGTCCATGTGGGCTGACGATGCTAGCCAGCAGATGAAAATCCAGATTGATTCAGATGTAATGAAAGCCATTCGTGATGACATTGTTGGCAATACTAATAGTGGCGCAACCGCCGGTGCTGTTAGCGGTGGCATTAATTTTGGTGTTACAGGTGCACCAATCCCAATCGACGACACCAACATCATCGACATGATTACCAAAGCAGGCCAAGCACTGGATGAGAACAACATCCCTGAGCAGGGCCGATGGATGATTATCTCAGCAGCAATGGCTCAGCTTATTAAGCGGTCAGAGTTGCGTGATGCATCGTTGACTGGTGATGGTGTCTCTATACTGCGTAATGGTCGCCTCGGTATGATCGACCGCTTTACACTGTATGGCAGTAACCTCATCCCGCGTGATGCTGCTGGTGGTACTGTTACCAACGTGCTGCTTCCCGGTGAAACAGCTGTCCCGTTTGGTCATAGCCATGGCCTGACTTTTGCTTCACAGCTGACCAAGGTTGAAACGCTGCGTGCAGAGTCTACCTTTGGTACGATCCTGCGAGGGTTGCAGGTCTTCGGCTACAAGGTGGTTGACGATACCGCTGTTGGCGAAATCGTCGCCACTGGCGTTTAAGCCAGCCTAGGGAGAGGGCTTTAACCGGCCCTCTCCCGTTATTACTGAGGTGGCTAATGAGAACTGTAGGGGAAGCCGTAACGCAAGCGCGTGAGATTCTTCAAGATGAAGATGACACAGCGTATCGCTATTCAGATTCGCAGTTAGTTTCTTACTTCAATAACTGCACTGCTGAACTTAAGCGTGTGCGCCCAGATATTTTCATATTTGGAGAAGCCCTACCATCGTTCACTGACGGTGAGCTAACTGAATATTTTCCTTTTCCACAACAGTACTTCCAATCATTCATATATTTCATGGCTGGCACTGCTGAGCTGCGTGATGATGAGTTTACTGTAGACAGCAGGGCTATGACTCTTATTGGCCGGTCTACAGCGATGATGGTGGGTTCCTAACATGCCACAGACTGGATATGAAGATGGGACCACCGCTGTCAAGCAAGCAGAAAACCTAAACAAGATTGTTGTTGAGGCTGCTGCTAAGCTACCCGGTGCTGCGGAAAGTTATATACGCACACAACTTAATCGGGTTGTGGAAGACTTCTTCAGGAAGTCAACAGCTTGGCGTGTGTTCACTGACCCAGTAACAGTTACTCCAACTGACCTACCAATAGCACTTAACCCTTACAGTGGCACTGCTCGTGTAATAAATGTTCTGGCAGTGTCAATAGCAGGGTATCCACTGTCTCCTCTTGGTATTGATTCACGAGTTCTTATAAGAGCAGCCAACACTGCTACTAGGCCAGCTGGGTACTACACCAATCCATTTGATACTGTTTACTTCTCACCAACTGTAACTGCTGACGTTGAAGATGTTGTGTTCACGCTAGCACTAAAACCAATACCTGAAACTGATGTTGAAGATTGGGTGCTTGACCAGTTCTATGAGTTCCTTATAGCTGGGTTATATTCACGCATGTTCAGTGAGAAGGAAAAGCCTTACACTGACAGAACGTATGCGGAGCAATATGGCAGGCGGTATTTCGCTGGCATAGCGGAAGCCAAAGCATTAGCTGAAAAGAACTTTACTGCTGGTCCTAGCCCATGGGCATTTCCTAGGTTTGCGGGATGAACACAGCACAAATAAATGGCTCACAAATAAATGGCAGTGCGGTTATTATTTCCGTTGGTGACGCCACTATGTTTAGTGCTATTGCAGCAGTGCAGTATGAAAACCGCACTGTGTATTTGCTGCGCCCAGTCACAGCAATGCATGGCAGGAAGCCATCAGCCTCAACAGAGCCGCTAACAAAGCAGGGTAATGTACAAAATGTTGATAGCTAAGTACAACAAACAACCAAATGAAGTTAAGCAGTATGTTATTAGCTATGCTTCTTTTCTTGCAGAAGGTGAAACTATTTCACTAAACCCGTTCCCTGTGCCTAGTGTAAAGCTGCTAAACCCATCTAGTGATACAGACCCAGAAATAGCTTCACCATCTTTAATTGTCACAAACATAGATGTAAGTACTGATGGTACTGAGATTAGCTACTTTGCTTTTTTCGGTACTGATGGAAAACGGTACCAAGCTACTATGACTGCGACTACAAGTAATTTTCAGGTAGTTGAGAGTGAGATTGAATTTAGGATAGTAGAGATATGACACAAAAATTTGCAAACAATGCTAGCGGTATATTGGCTGACCCATTACCAGCAGACGCTGGTGCACCGGGAACTACAATAACTTTGCAGCTTGGTACTGGTGCTAATTTCCCTACAATAGTTGCACCTGACTGGTGTATAGCTTCTATTGAAGCTACTGATGGAACATGGGAGATAACTAAGGTTGTTGCACACTCAACAGCTTCAGACACGCTAATAGTTGAACGGGAGTGGGAGTCATCATTACTAACAGCATTTGCAAGTGGTTCGCGTGTTGAGCTAAGAATGACTAAGGGCACTGCTGAGAACTTCTTTCAAACATCGGGCGGTACATTTACTGGCACTGTTGATTTTGATAACAATGAATCGCGCAACATGCGCATTACTAACTTTGGTGGCAACCAATCCTATGGTGAAGACTTAATACTACGCAGCGCCAATGGTGTAGCAACACACCAACTAAATTTCCCTTCATCGGGTGCTAAAGCTCAGATGGGTACATCGAACTTAGTTACTGAAGCTGTGCTTGTTGATGACAAATATGCGCAAACTAATGTAGCAGAAACAATTTCATCAGAGTGGTCATTCAGCACAACAACTAACTTCAATGGCGGGCTTGATATAAAAGCCCCATCAGCGGCAGTGCATAATGCAGTTTTTATTCGTAATAGTGCAGATACAGCTATGTGGCGGTTTAGGTACCGCCCTGATTTAACTGGTGCTGATCTTGATGCATTAGATATTTATAGCGATAGCGGCGGCGGCACCGTAATGCGGCTGCGTGGTAATGGTGACATACTTATGTACGGGGATGTGACTGTGACTGGGGCGCTAACAGTAAATGGTGCTATCAGCACTACTAATACTAGCGACATTACCGCTGATGGTGATGTTATCGCCAATGGTAATTGATTATGAATTCATTACCGTCTTCAGGCGTATTAAAAGCATCTGAAATAGCTATTGAGTTTAGTGGGTATCCCGGTGATGGCTTAACTGACTACTATCGCGGTGGGGCGTTAGTACATGATAACCACAATACAGATAACGCTAGCATAGCTACATCGGGAGTAATAAAAATGTCTCAGTTTTATGGGGCAGACAAAAATAGTTACTCACGAGACTTGGTGGCATTTTCAGGGTATTTTGGAATTAAATATCTGAGCCTAACAACAGGTGACCAAGACCCTTGGTGGTATAAGGGCAATACATACACACAAATAAATGATTACACCACCAACAGTTACACTATAGGTATATGGGGGCTACACCCACAAGATTATTTTACCTCATGGAAAACAACAGGCACTTTTGTAACTGGCACTGGCACAAGAACTAACACAACAGCTACTGCTAGGAATTATAGCCAAGTGGGTGGTAACTACACGCACTGGTTGTGGTATGCCACAGATAGTGGTGGGCTTAATGGATTTATACCCGGCAATACCTATACTGTAGAGGTAACACCGTGACTAAATTAGCCTTTGCAAATAACGCAGCTACTACACTTACAGCTAGTATTGATAACAGCACGACAACCGTACCTGTTGTTAGCACAGCTGGATTCCCACTAGTGGCACCCGGTGTTACTGATTACTATATAACACTAGTGTCAATAGCTAGGGTTGTTGAGATTTGCAAAGTAGCTTCAGTTACAGCCACATCGTTTGAAGTCATACGTGGGCAAGAAGGAACAACAGCAATACAGTTTACACAAAATGCTACTATTGTTGAGCATAGGGCTACCGCTGCTACGTTCAATAAGTTCGCTCAATTTGAGGAGAACTACACACCAGCTACAGGTGAGTTGTTCACAGTAGATGCAAATGGTGCTGTAGTAGCAATAGCTTTAGAGAGAGCCACTGTAGTAGCCACCACTGACCCGCAACAAGATTTTGTTGCACCGGAACCTATTGATTTAGTACCAGATGCTATCAATGTATACCTAAATGGTGTGCTTCAGACTGACTACACAGTAGTAAGCAATGATACTATTAGGTTCACAAACACACCGTACCCCTACACAGGCGACGTGGTACGAGTCCTATATATGGAATTGGCTTAGGAGAACACCATGACTACTGGAAGATCACAACGACACTTACGCGAGATACAGGGTATTGACAGCGGCGGCAATACTAATGGCTACTACGATCACACCCAGACAGACGGGTTGCACTCTCTTGCAGCAATCAATGGTAGCATCTATGGTGGTGCTGGTAACGACGAGCTTGATCCTACTCTATCTGAGTGGGATGGGGTGCTCACCGCAAATGAGCATGGTGTAGGCATGTTTTCGTTCGAGCTTGGTGCTGACAAGGCAGGTGACGTAATTTCGACAGCGATACTCTCGCTGTACTCTCATGTCGCTAACGGCGCAAGACCCGGACCCACCGGAAGCGGCACAGCTTTTGCCTACATCAACAGCGCAAACCATGCCTCATACGCAACGACCTATCCGCACATAGACAGAGCCAACCGGACTGACGATACGTCAGTGGCTCCTTTTGATTTTCCGAGCGCAATAAACACGCTAGTCGATATTGATGTGACCGACTTGGTCAACATTCAGCTCGCGATACCCGGCTTCGCTGGCTGGATAGCTATTGGCATCTCTCTGGACTACGTTGGCGGCGGTGACGTACGCACCGTAGGCATGATGCAGCTCGATGGCACAACCACAAATCCGGCATCTCGACTTGTAATCACTCAGTGATATGCCAACAAGATCACAACGACACCTGCGAGAAATACAAGGCGTAGACAGTGGGGGAAATTATAACTCCTTAGTAGAGGGGTACTACTGGCTGCACCCAACTACTGGTGCAACCACTGATGTAGAGGATGACATAACACTATCCCACGGTGTAGCTTCTGAGATACATGCTGTAGGTGGAGCCTCAGAAACAACCCCAACTACTGTAGGCGGCTGGGATGAACCAGACGATATATACCGACAACTATCTGGTAAGGGCATAGTGGAACTGTGCCGCACTGATAACCTTGGAGGTACAGTTATATACTCAGTTCATATTGAAGCCCCAGCGGGGATAGCATTTTTAAATGCAGAATGTGTGCTCTCCCTAGCTACTAACTTACAGATCAGTTCTTTTTTGTTTGACTTAACAGCAGGGTTTAGAAAGGTAACTACAGTAGGGATGGTTGATACTCCTATTAACCTGCAACATTTATATGATACTGGGTACTGGTATCCAGTAGCTGATGGAGGAGATGGTAGCGGCAATAAAACAGGCACCCCTTTACGCTACCAAATTGGGCTAGCTGTAAGTCGTATTGGGGGTGTGGGTGATTGGGCTGATTTATATATTGACGGGAATATAGTGCGCTCTGATTACTTAGCTACGGCACTTAGCGGATATAAACCTGATGCATCACGAGGGATAACAATGTGGGCAAACGTGCCTGTCCCCTTGAATGATGGTTCTGCTCTTAATGAAGCTGGCGCAAATTTAATGAATAGGTCTAGTGTAGAGCACAAAACCCACTCACTACTTATCAAGCGGTATGGTACAGAGGATCGTACTGACAACATAGCTACCATTATGCGGGACCATTACCTAAACAGAGAAACCATCTCTGCGAGTATGACATGAAACTTGTAAATCTATCTTGCACATCACCAGCAATGACACTGCCTCATGGTAAGCGTATTGCAGATTTAGCTCCTGATATAATTGCGTTCACTGGAGACACCCCATACATGGGGAGTGAAGGCACATTGTGGGGCATGCCAGTAGACCACACTGACCAGCAAGGTGATCCCCATGGAGTAGCAGCAGTCGATGGCCCAGTAACAGAAGCTAGGTTCCGTATGAACCATGAGGCA